GCGTAACCGTTCCACCTTCGCCGGTAATGTAGCCAGCCTTATCGGTGTTGAGGTTCGTGAAGTTGGAGTCAACCTCGGTGTGGGTCAGTGGGCTGCCTTTGCCTGCGCGGGTGACGATGGTGCTCATGCTTACGGCTCAAAAACTTGAGTGAATGATGCTTGTATTGTGGCACGGTTCAAGTATGGGATCGACTTAGACCAGTCGTAGCAGATCCACTTGTACGCCGTAGCCTCGTCCGGTGGCGTCCAGTCGAATGACGCACCATCAGCAGCCCGTGCGTCGAGGAATGCCTCGATGGTGTCGGCATTGGCTTCTGATATCTCCCATGTAAGGCTCCAGACCTTGGGATCCTGATTTAGCCCAACCGTTAACCGCTGAGAGTAGCCGTCACCGAATTGCACCTGCCGCACCTTTGGCTGGTTGGTCTTCTGGGCGCCATAAGTGGGCGTGATGCTTGGGAAGGTTGCCATTAGCGTCGTGTACCAGCGAGCAGGCCGCCTGGGCGTTGTTGCTTGACCAATTCTGCCTGCACCGCAGCAGAAACGACAACACCAAGTTGCTTGGCCTGCGCCTGATCGCCTTGGACGTTGGATCCGCTTGCATCCACGTTGACCACCACGTTGGTGCTACCGCCACCAAGGGCGTTGTTTGGCACGATGCTGCCACCGTGCTTAGGTGTGAACAGCTCGGGGCCACGTTCACCAACCATGTAGGACGATCCAGCACTGACGGGGCCACCCATGGCGCGTTTGCCCAGGCCACCAGTCAAGAAACTAAAGAACCCAACTCCGTCATTGCCAGCCAGACTGGTTAGAAGTTGCATGATGCCGCTTCTGAGCAGTTGCTTGGCAATGTCTTTCAACACTTGAGACGCTGATTCACCAAGACTCTTGGTGCCTTCAACGGCTGCTGTAATGCTGTCCAAAACGCCCGTTGTGATTGATGTTCCAATCTGGTTGTAAATAGCATTTAATTCTTCGGCTTGCTTTAGTTGTTTTGCTAGAGCTTCGTTTTTGGCCACAATTGCTTCAACTTCTGCACGACGAAGTGTGGGATTGTTTTGCAAAATTTGATTGATCAATAAATCTTTTTGATACTGCTGCTCCGTGCCAGCAAGTTTTTCCTTGAGCAGCTCACCTTCTTGGATGATCGGGCGAATAGCGGCCTCAGCCTGCTTGGCAACTTGCACTTGATTCAGGATTAGTTGTTGCTGTGTGTCCCGCTGGGCGATCACTTTATCTTGTAACAACGTTTGCATTTTTGCTTGAAGTTCCTGTGGCTTTAACTTGTCATACTCAAGTTTTGTGATTTCAGCTTTTATCTGCGCTAACCGCTTTTCACCTTCAAGGCGTATGGCGGTCTCCCTATCGTTGAGCAGATTAGCTTCAAATATCTTATTGTCAAATCTGTAGATCTGCTGCTTGAGGCTCAATTCAGTTGCCATGTCACCTAGCGAATTTTTAAGACGCAATGCTTCGGCTGCTGCTTTTTCAGCAGCTCTTTCGGCATCGGATTTGCCTGTTTTTTTCTTACTGCCGCCGGTCTCAGCTAGTAACGCAGGTATTGCAGTTGACTTGAACATTCCTGCTTGGGCCTTGTTTAGTTGTTGTTGTGCTGCTTCGTTTTGATTTATTTTTTGCTGAATTGCTCCTTGCAGGTTAAGTAATTTTTCCTGCGTCCTAGGGTCTTTCGCTTGCTCTGCTCTAATGCTGCTAAGCGTTGCTTGATAATTTCTCAATGCTTGCAAATTCTGTTGGATACCAGCTTTGTTTCTTTGACTACTAACTTGTCCAATGCCTTTTGCAATACGATCAACACCTTCAGATGTAGCGCCAAGGTTTATTGATGCACGTGCGCCAGCAAGATTTCGCGCAAATCCACCACCGCGACCAGCCGCTAATGCTGCATTGATTGCATCAACTACTTGAATGGCTTGGTTGAAAATTGCCTTGAGTGTTGGTGTTAATACAACGCCAATGGTTCTGGCAAGTTGCTCTACGCCATCGGTCAAGGTGCTGAATTTACCTTGCAGCGTGTCACTCTGCGCGATTGCACCGTTTGCGTATTTGCCACCTGTATCTGTAAGCCTGGTCAGAGCAACTTCAACAGCTTCTGCGCTAATGCGGCCTTTGCCAAGTGCCTTCTGGAACTCCTCGCCGGTCAGGCCATACATCTTCCGCAATTCGTCCTGAAGCGCAACGCCGCGTTCCTGGAATTGCAGTAGTTCTTCGCCTTGTAAGCGGCCTTTGGCTTGGACTTGGCCATAAGCAGTGGCTAGACCTTGAAGCTCTGCACCAGTGGCTCCTGCTACATCCGCAAGCCGTCTAGTGGTTTCAACAACCTTGTCCCCTTCGACGCCAAAAGCATTCAGGCGCTTGGCAGTATCAATTAGCTCTGTACTGGTAAAAGGCGTAACCGCGCCAAGTTGTTGCAACTCTTGAATGATGGTTTTAGCTTGCTGGACACTACCCGTCAGAACCTGAAGGCTTCTTGTTTGTGTTTCAATTTCTGCTGTTTTAGCAAAAACAAACTTCAGTGCCGAAACAACAGTAAATGCGCCAACCAGTCCAGTGACTGCATTTTTGACTCCGTTGACCGCGCCTTCTGTTGTCTTGGATGCTGCACTAACCTGATTCAGGTTCCGTACAGCACCTTGGCTGTTTACCTGAATATCAACGGTTGCTACTGCCACGGATCGACCACTGCTATTGCGTCAGTCTACTAGCTACGTCGCTTGGCTTTGTCTATCTCCTCACGCTCGCGCTTGCCTTTTATCTCGTAGTAGGCGGCAAAGTGGATGAACTCCGCATCCGTCAATTCCTGCCGAAGCCGACTTACCGTCATGCCTAGCTCGGTAGCCAGAAACATTTCAAAGTAAAGCCAGCTATCGGCCTCTAGTCGTTTTTTGCTTTTTCCAGCGACTCAGGCGCACCAAGGCCAAACAAAAACAATTCAAGTTCGTTCAGCACTGACTCAGGCAGTTCGCGTTGCAGCTTGGCTGCGTCGGCGGAGGCAAAGGCTTTGGTGCCGTCTTCCAGCTCGGCCATGTGGCACAGCATCTGGGTGCTGATGTCCAATGCTTCCTCAGATCCAGCAAGGCCAGACGCACGCTTGCGGTCAGCGCGGGTAATCGGCTTGAAGTATAGCGACAGCACTACGGTGCCATCTTCCTTCTTGATATTGAATTGACGCCGCTGGTTTAGGTCAAAAGCCCCGGTGAGTAGATCAACGGGGCGTGGTGTGGCAGGCATTAGATCGAGGTAGTAATGGCACCGTTCATGGTGAAGTTAACCGTCACCACTTCCAGTTCGCCAACCGTAGCACTGTAATCAGTGGATGTGATCACGATGCTGCCGGTGATCTTCTTGCCGCCGGTTTCGTCAAGGTACAACTCGACCGAGGCGTTGCCTTCGTCGGTTGCCACGTTGACATCCCTGATCAGGTCAAGCTTGTCACCCGATCCAGGTGCGTCATACATGACCTCCATGCTGCCGGTGCCTGCAACCAGACCGCCAATGTTGGCCTTGTAGGTTGCGCCTTGAGCGGTTGTCTCAAGTACGTCCTTTTCCACGGTCAAAGACCAAGAACGCACAGCAGCAATCTCAGAGACGCCACCGCTGCTGTCCTTGTCAAAGAAAACCGTGCCTTGTTCGCCGCGATAGAAAGCCATGATCAGATGGAGGTAGTGATGGTTCCAGTGGAGACAAAGTTACAGGTGATGACCTCCAACTCGCCAACTGTTGCGCTGTAATCGGCAGAAGTGATCAATCCGTTGAAGATGATCTTCTTGGTGCCGGTGGTGTCAAGGAACAGTTCAAACGCTGCCACGCCTTGATCGGTTGCCGTGTTAGCCGCTTTGATGAAGGTGTTGGTTTCGTCAGCGCTGCTAGCGGAGTAGATCAGTTCGACGGTGCCAGACCCGGCGATCAGGCCACCGATGTTGCTCTTGTAGGTGGCCCCCAGAGCGGTGGTTTCCAGCACGTCCTTTTCAATGGTCATAGACCATGAACGGGTGGATGCAATAACAGCAGTGGTGATACCGGCATCGTCAAATTTGACTGAGCCTTGTTCACCGCGATAGAAAGCCATGGTTAGAGGTCCTCGAAGGTTTCAAAGGTCATTCTGACCTGTGTTTGGAAGTACCCTTCGGGAGACGGCGTGGCCACCACCTCTGGGCCAGTTGGGGGATCAAAACGAACCCCGGATACGACAATTCTATTGTAAAGGTCCCGTACTCTTTTGCCGACGGTGAAATTGGCGCCTGGGCCAACACCTTTGGCTGAGAAGATATTTACAACGATGACACCGATGACGCTGTTGCTAGCGCCAGCCGTGCTGCCCATGGTCATGTAGTTGTTGGCGCCAAAGCTGACGGTGCATTGCACCCAGGTGCTTGCTGGTGTGGGCGTGTAGGCCACGTTATGAAACACCACTGGAATGACTGGTGCGATGGCCAGTTCTGTGGCTAAGCGGCCTTCAACGATGGCGCGGATTGCGTTGAGATCTAGTGCAGCCATTAGTCTTGCCTCCCGATGATGTCGGCCAACTGCCTAGCGCGATTAGTCATCTGCCGGGCAATGATGTCGATCCATCCTGCCGGTGCTTGACGGCTATGGCCATTGGCTAGTGATTCGGCGTATGGCAACGAGTTGTGAACGTTGTATGTGACACCGAAGCGTTCGGTGCCAGGCGTGTAATTGATGCCAACAGGTGCCAGTGATCCGCCAGTTCCTGCGTCGTAGTTGCCGGTAGCGTTTTCGCCAATCGCCCAGCTTGAGCGAAAACGGCCAGTATCCACTGGACTTTGTGACTTGACCTGCTGATCCGTTTCAAGCACCACCACGCGCATCAGTTGGTTCATCTGGCCTTCGCAGAAGTTGCCAATCTGACCGATGTTGATGCGTCTTGCCATGATCAGGCTCGCAGGACCAATTCGTAGGTGATCGCTTGATTGTCCTGCTCGATGGTCTGCACGGTGATGATCTGATGCGACACGGTGCTGATGATCACGCGGTCAGCGGTGCTGGGCGTTACGGCTAGATCAGTTGCTGCAATGAACAACCGCTTATCACCGGCTTGGATTAACTCGTTAACTTCGCGGGCATTCACATCTTGTAACACGCCACGCAGGCTGTAGTCGGTCGCCGTCTCGGTTACAGCGCCTGTGGAGGCGTTGTAGGCGCCGCTAGTGACTTGCCTATAGGTCAACGCACCACCAAACTTGCCCATCAGCTTGGAGGCTGTTTTCTGTAGCGAGGAAGCAAGTGCCATTACGCAAACACCCGGTACGGGTCAGCGGGGGTCACCAGAAACTCCTCCCAGCCCTCAGGCAGCGTCCCAGCAAAGTTGACGTGCCAGCCATCGAGCACGGTCGGCGCAACGATCACGTCACCGGTCTCTGGGTCGCACTCACCGCCACGGGTGATGCTGCCAATTACGTCAATCGCGTGGCCGTGGGTGTAGGCGGTAAGTGTGTCGTCAATCAAGAACCCAGCCTCAGTGGCAGCAGCGGTCCAGGCGGATTCGTCGGGGAAGCGTAGGAAGTTCATGGTTGCGTGATCTGCTGGAGGGTGGTGTTGGCCAAGCGGACGGGCCAGTAGGTAAGGCGCTTGATGGTGCCGTTGAAAAAGCTGGATGACGTGACGTTACCGATATTGGCCTGCGTAACTGTCGGCATTAAAACCGTTGAGTCTGTGGCCACTGTGCCACCGTTGGCAGATGCACCAAAATTATTTAGTTGTTGTGCTACGGCAACTTGATCCGCGGAAGCGCCACTAGAAAGCGTAAGCGAAGGTGAGGCATCAACTGACCCCGCAGTGGCGGAGATAACTGTTAATGCTGCAGCCGTGTCTTGGCGGAGATTATACAACCGGTTATTGGTTGTGTTGTCATTGATTGAAACAACGGTGCTGGTGCCCGTATAAGAAATGCGCTTAAAAGAACTAAACACCGTCCCCTCCGTCTGGTTATAGAACGAGCTAAAGTTCGACCCGGTAATGCTGGCCACATCTGCGGCGCGGGTTACGCCTCCAGCTGTTCCGGTGGTTGGGATGTATGAGGATGCAAAAGCGTTGTTTTCAAACTGGCCGCCGTACCAGTCAAAACGAGCGGTGCCTGTTGATCTGGCGTATGAACCAAGGTTGATGCGAACCCGGCAATCTGCCATTGTTACCGTGCTTGGAATGCCTGAAACAATTACTCGATACCAACCGTTTGGATAAGCAATGTAAGAAGCTGAGCCACTACCACCACCTCCGCTAGTGTTTATGGTGAAACCTGTAATTGCAGTGCCCGAGACAGTAAACGTTCCAGTTACTCCATCAGTTGTACCGTTTGCAAAGATAGCAATTCCAATAGTGTTGGGAATGTTAATAGGTTTAATAAAAATTGAATAACTGACAAACGTACCAGCAGTTAGCGCTGGCGATACCGTTGTCCGTTGAATAAATGTTCCAGCAGTAGCGCTATCAACATCAGCAGCGCGGATTGCTGTTGAGTCTCCAGCTGGGCTTGTTTGGCCTGCCGTCAGTGTCATGTGAGTACCTACGTTGTTCCAGGTTTGGCCGTCAGTTGCGCTGTTGGACCATTGCCATAAATTTGTCCTCGCCTCTTCCACCAGCAGGCCCAAACTTTCACCCGTTGTTGGGTTGTGGTCGAAGCGGGGGGCAGAGTTGATCGCGGTAGTGGTTGGGACGTAATCACCAAGGGCAGAGGCTTGCTCTATCTGAGCGCCCCAAGCTATAAATGTTTGAGCAGACCCCGCGCTGTTGGGCCTGATAATGCCACGCACAGTTGTGGCATCTGCAACATACGTCATGAAATATCTGTACCACCCATTACTTAACGCTTGCGAACCAGACGAAACAAGAGTTCCAGACGTTGCCGTAATTACTCCTGTTGATGGGTTAAGCACAATGTGACGACCAGCCCCAGTGTCATCTCGCAGCATTACCGATGTTGCTGTTCCGGCTTTGATATAGACTGAATTAGTGTACGTTGCACCAACTGTTGCAGTAATACTTTGAAAGATACCTAGGCTTTGGTCAGCAGTTACTGTGTCCGCAGTAAGCGCACCATCAGGGGCAATAGTTGTATTAGCGGAAACGGAAACTGACGATTGTTTAGTCCAACTTGCATTATCAAACTCCTCACTCCTTAGCAGCAGGTTCGTCACCGCCGTCTTGAGCAACCCATCGCTGCCGACATAGGTGCCGCTGCTGGCTCGGGTGAAGGTGACAGGACTGCCGCCGCTATAAGCATCGCCAAGCGTCTTATTGTCCGCAAAGCGCAGATCCAAGCTCGGAACCGCACGCGCTGTCTTCCACAGCGGATCACGTGCCCAGCCACCAGCTAATGCTCCACCGGGGACAACACTAGTCCGTGATGCACCTAACGCTCGCATCAGAGGCCAGCCTCAAGGGTGCTCAGACGCAGTTCAATCGTGCTAGCACTGACAGGAGTGTAGGCACCTTTGGTTTCGATCTCGGCGTAAAGCGTGGTGCTACCAGTCGCCATTTTGACCATCCGACCGATGTAGTCAGTCTGCGCGTAAACCGTGCTGCCAAAGTCCACAGGTGCTGGGATGTCAAAAAATCCCATGTAACCTGCACGGTCGCCGCTTACCAAATCAAACGCAGCGTTATCCGCGATTGCCGTAGGACTTGCGCTGTATAGATGCACGCGGAAGCTAGCCATTCCGCTAGGCACTGCGCTATCGCTAAAAATCAATGCAGCGCTCTGAAGCAAGATGTAACCGCCATTCGGACCCATGCTGCTCAGCGTCAGGATTGCGCTGCCGCCCGTGTCACCAACAACGTCGCCAGCCGTGTAGGCAGTGGTATTGCTTGGTCGGGTGATGGTTGCCGTGGACCTGAAACCAGCGCTAACGATGCCAGCAGCATAGGTGCCATCTGTACGGCGCCTTGCAAAAATCTCGTCACCACCGGGCGAAATTAACGACATGGATCAGCTCCTACGAATGGCAATGTTGCCTGGTCCGCTAATTCTAAGGCCTGTTAGGTATCTTTCCATCATCGGTGGCACCTTATCTGCACCAGCTTGTGGACTGCTGGTGTTCACGCTGACGCTGATGGGACCAATGGTCACGCTGTTATAGTCCTCAAGACCACTCAGGCCGAGACTATCAGTGTTGTTGTTGAGGTAGACGGCTAGCACCACCTGGGCTTGTTTAATCTGTGGTGGGATCTCACCGTCAGTGAAGTAGTCGGTGGTAATGCGAAACGGAAAACCTGTTGCGTAGGTGTTGATATAGGTATCAGGCTTCCGTACTCCAGTTCGAGGCCACTGCATTGACTGGGTGTCAGTAGCGCGAGCACCAAGAAAACGTTCACGGTCCAACCTCTGGGCAGCGGTGTACAGTGCGCGGTTCTTGGCGTCAGTGGTCGCAGTGCCCCATGCGGTCACGTCCGCATCAAGTACCAGACCATCAACAATGTTTTGCGCGTCAGCCAGCGTCAGATAGGTGTTCGCTGTGCTTCCGCCGATTGTTGCGACGAGGACGATTGCCATTAACCGGCTCGGTAATTACTTCAGGTGCTACTTCCACAGTAGCTGGCTCTTCAACGGGAAAAGAGGCCACCTCCTTAGAGGCAGCCTCCAGTTCACGCATTCGCCGGAAAGCGAACAACCCCATCAGACGCGCTCAAGCAGCACGCTGATGATTACGCCAGCAACCGCAGTGGTGGTGCCGGTCACGTCCAGAGACAGGCGATCGCCAGCCTCAAGAATCAAGTTGGCAGTGGTGCTGGTCAGCTCACCAGAATCGGCTGCATCGAACTTCTGCTCGGTAAGAGCAGTGCCCTTGAGGTCGATTTTGGTGGTGCCAAGCAGGTCGTCACCTGCGGTGGCGGCTTCGGTGCCTTGGCAACGACGAATCGTTGCGGTGACAGCGGAACCGTCAGAACCGGCGACGGTATGCACCTCGCGGATAGTGATCACTTGGCACTTCACTGGGGCGGTGAAGAACTGGACATCAGCCACCGAAGAGGCAATGAAGTGGTCAGCAACGATGAACTGCTCTGTGGACAGTTCAAACTGGGAAGGTTGGGCCATGGTTAGTTCCTCCTATCAATCAAAGTTGGAGGTGATTGTCGCACGCACGATACCAATGTTTTTGGTTTCGTACACCTTCGACCAGTTGGTGATGGTTGCGAGTTGAGCGCGAGTTGGGTTGGTGGTGGTCACTCCCCACTTGGCGCCAACAGGGTGGTACAGGTAGTGCATGTCGATTGACATGGCGTCCGATTTGGCCAGGATGTCCCGGTCGGTTTCGGTGCGCATTGCAGCTTGCTCACCAGTGGCGATGGCACCGTTGGTGAAGAAGTAGCAAGCGTAGTTACCACCAGAATTGGTGATGTCGTCAGAAACGATCACACGCAGACCCATGTAGAAGGGAACGGTGTACTCGTTACTGAACGAACCAGCAATAGAACCGCCGATGGCGTTAATGGTGCTGGCGCCGGTAGCAGCAGTGCTCAGACGGGCTTCTGTGTTGGTCACATAGTCAATCGCCTTGCGCTCTACGAGGTCGTAGTAGCAAGCCGAGTGCATGGCCACAGCAGACAGCTTGTCGCCTTGATCACCCAGCTTGGCGCGTGCCTGAGCAACCTGACGAGGGCCAAGTGCGCCCATGCCGGTGGTGTCAAAACGCAATGCGTCAAAAGCAGGTGAATCAGAACCAGTCAAGGCACCGAACACACCTTCTAGGCACTTGTACAGGTCAGCCTGTTGCTGGTTGGCAACATACTCACCGACCTTGGCGCCAATAGCAGCCATGGGATCAGCGCCAGCAGCAAGTGCTGCGAGGTCGCGTGACTCAAAGGCACGGCCACGGTGCAGGATCACGCCAACTTGCTTGTCAGCAGTGATTTTGCCGGGTGTCAGCGAGGTGCTGTCGGTAAGAACTTCCAGATCGCCAGACAGGTTGGCTTTCCAGAATGGAACGTTGACGAAATCACCGCCTTCAGTGGCATTCAGCTCAGCCATCGGTTGGGCAATACCCGAAGCCAGAAACTGGTTCCGTTGGGTGGATTGCTCAATGACGTACGGAGTAAAAACCTCAGGGATGATGACATCGGAGCGAAGAGTCGCCACGGTGTTTCTCCAAAGAATGTTTTACGTGGTGGGCGTAACCCAGCGGCTCGGCGTAGCCTTGCTGCTAATGCGTACAGCTTAGCGGTTGGCTGCTGCCTTCAACCGATCGTACATATCACGGTCGGTTTTGTATAGCCGGGATTGCTCGGTCAGATTGAAGTTTTCTGGTATGAATGGATTCTTCATGCCAGTCATGTCGGCACCACTACTGCGACCGGCTGGTGCGCCACTGCCCTGTGGCTTGGGTGCTTTTTGCATCCAGCTGGGAAGTGACTTGGCCCATTCAGTGACAGGAGTGCGCTGGTAACCATCGACCACAACAACGGTGCCATCAGGTTCGCGTTCGATTTGATCGCTGGACAGTTTGCTCTTGAGCACATAGTCAGGATCGTGGACGATCTCAGCCAATGCAGTCATGGCAGGCGTCATCAGTTCCAGCTCGCGGACGCGGGTTTCTAGTTCACTGATGCGTTGATCCTTTTCGGCTGTAGCCGCACGGAACTGTTGCTCCAGTGCTTGCCGTGCTTCGCCATACTTGCCCTGCTGTTCAAGTTGCTGTTGCTCGTAGTTGCGCTTGAACTCGATCAACTCATCAACATTGATGCCATCAGGGATAGCAGGAGCCTTGGCTTTGTTTTCCTTGAGCTTGGCGATCAGCTCATAGTTTTTGCGTTCCAGTGCCTCAATACTGCGTTTGAGTGCATCTGTATCGTCGCCACCAGTCACCGTAGGTTCCTGGATCACATCGTCAGTCATGAAATGCCCGTAGGGTGTTCACGTTCAGTGTATGACAGCTTTGCAGTCGTGGCCAAGCGCGAGTGGAACACACCGATCCGGGAACCTTGGAACCCGGTAATCAAGGAAGCGTTGCATGGTGTGGACAACCATGTGCGGCTGTACTTAGCTACGGGTGACGCGTGGCACCTGAAGCAGGCTGATCTACTGCGTGGCTATGTGGTGGCGCTGAAGGAATGGATCAATCAGCAGGAACGCCGCTAAGACTTTTTGCCTTTGGCCTTGTGAGCCGAATCTTTCATCAAGCGGCCATCGGGCATGTAGTGGTAACCCTTTGGCGCTTTCTTCCCGTCTTTGGTGTGACCTTTTTTCATTACCATTTTTCCTTGTTGGCCCAGTATGCCGCTG